AGCTAGAGAGGTATTTGATGATGTAGTACCGAAACATTATGGTGTCCAAAGAAACATGAAAGTTAATGTTCAAGGAAATTGGGAAACAGAACAAGGTGGTTATATGTATTGTGTTGGTGTCGGTGGTGGTATCACTGGTAGGGGTGCTGATATGTTGATTATAGACGACCCTGTAAAGAACAACGAACAAGCTATGTCACAAGTTTATAGAGATAAAACAGTCGATTGGTTCCAGTCAGTTGCATCTACTAGATTAAGTCCAAATGCTTCTGTCATAATCATTATGACTAGGTGGCATCCAGATGACCTTGCTGGTCATTTAATTACACATGCTCAAAAGGGAGGGGAGCAGTGGGAGGTATTATCTTTACCTGCTATTGCAGAAACAAATGACCCAATGGGTAGAGAGATAGGGGAAGCTCTATGGAAAGATAGGTATGATACAGATACTTTAATCGAGAGAAAAAAACAGGTTGGAGATTTTTGGTTCACATCTATGTATCAACAAAAACCTTATGTCAAAGGTGGTAGGGTCTTTGCAGATGCAAACTTTTACGACAAAGAGCCAGAAGGAGGCATTTTAGGGTTGTCAGTAGATTTTGCATATAGTACGAAATCGTATTCTGATTATAGTGTGGTAGGTGTAGGAAAGTGGTTCAATAAAAAATTATATATTATAGATTGGTGGAGAGGTCAAACAGAAGCATCACAATTTGCGTCTGTACTAAAAAATTTTCAAGTCAAATACGATGTTCCTATCCACTGTTATATAGGTGGTACTGAAAGGGGTATAGTGGACTTTTTAAAAAGAGAACATAATTTAAGGGTTATAGAAAAACCTGCTCGTGGAGATAAGTTTACAAGGGCACAACCAGTGAGTGCCGCATGGAATGATGGTAGGGTATTGCTTCCGACAGGAAAAAAGTTTACAAACGACATGGTACAGGAGATTTGTTCGTTTACAGGATTAAACGATGTACACGACGACCAAGTAGATACAATAAGTGCATTATACGATAGCTTAAATCGGAACAATAAACCGATGTGGCGAATAACATAGGAAAAAAAAATATGAATATATTTCAAAAAATAAAAAAAACTTTTGCTTCGCAAAAGTATAGTAAAAAGGAAGCTCCAGTAGTTTACTATAATGGGTTAGGTTATAATGTAGAACAGAAAACTAACTATACCGATTTAGTAAAAGAGGGTTATAGCTCAAATGCTATCGTTTATAGATGTATAAATGAAATAGCGAATGCTTCAAGTAGAGTAGATTTAAATTTATTTAGAGGTCGTCAAGAATTAGAAGATCACGAACTTTTAAATTTATTAGAAAATCCGAACCCCACTCAAGGAAAAGTAGAATTTCTTGTCAGTGTAATTTCATATTTATTAATAAGTGGTAATAGTTATATTTTAAGAAGTGGTCCAGACAAACAACAACCAACAGAACTTTATCCTTTAAGACCAGATAGAATTAGAATTGAACCAAGTACAAAAGCTATCCCATCAGCTTTTAATTATATAATAGGTGGACAAGTAATAAACAGATATGAAATAGATCAAGCTAGTGGAGATTCACAAATTAAACAAATAAAATTATTTAATCCAAATGATGATTATTATGGATTATCGCCAATACAAACTGCCAGTATAGATATTGATAGCTACAACCTAGCTAACAAACATAATGTAAATTTATTATCAAATGGTGCTAGACCAAGTGGTGCTGTTATATTTAATCCTAAAGATGATAGTGGTGGGAGTATGCAATTAAGCGACACACAAAGAAATCAATTGGTCAATGATATTAACCAAAGGTTTTCTGGTGTAAATAATGCTGGTAAACCTATGTTGTTAGAGGGCGATTTTGATTGGAAAGAAATGGGTTTAAGTCCAAAAGAAATGGATTTTTTAGAATTTAAAAATATGAGTGCAAAAGATATTGCATTAATTTTTGGTGTACCAAGTCAGCTTATAGGTATTAAAGATACACAAACTTATTCAAACTTTAGTGAAGCTAAACTTGCATTATACAACGAAACAATTATTCCTTTACTAGATAGACTACAATCAGATTTAAACGAATGGCTAACACCTCAATTTGGAAGTGACCTTTATTTAAAATTTGATTATGATTCTATACCTGCAATCGCAGAACAAAGGAAAAGAGTTTTTGAATCTGTTATAGGTGGAGTACAAAATGGTATTCTAACTAGAAACGAAGCAAGACATCAATTAGGTTTTGATTCTATAAGTGGTGCTGATGAATTATTAGTACCAAGTAATTTAATGCCTTTATCATTTGCTGACCAAGTAGATGAAGTTGTAAAACCACCAGAAGTTGTAGATGAAAGAGAAGAAGAAGCTATACAAATAGAAAACCAAGATGATGATACTGATGAACTTGTAAAAGCAATTAGTGACATAAATACAACACCTACAGATGCTATGGTAGAAGAAGCAAAAAGAGGATTAGCTTGGAGAAAAGAATTTGGTAGAGGTGGTACACAAGTTGGTGCAACTAGAGCAAATCAAATTATAAGAAAGGTAAGTTTATCTCCAAGTACAGTAAGAAGAATGTTCAGTTTCTTTAGTCGTCATGAGGTAGATAAACAAGGACAAGGTTTTAGACAAGGTCAAGATGGTTATCCATCTGCAGGAAGAATAGCTTGGGCATTATGGGGTGGCGATGCAGGATTTAGTTGGTCAAGAAAAGTAAGAAACCAATTAGATAGAGAAAGAGATAAGTTTTATGAAATTGATATTGAAGAAAAATCAGTAAGTGCAGCAGTTAAAAAAGGTTTAGCTAAAAAAGTAGAAGATCACAATGAAAAACATGGAGATAAAAAAGGAAAGAAAGTGACACTACGAATGTTAAGTGCAGTATTTAGACGAGGTGTAGGTGCTTATAGAACTAATCCAGGGTCTGTAAGACCAAATGTGACTAGCGAAGAACAATGGGCATATGCAAGAGTTAATGCTTTTTTATATGCAGTAAGAACAGGAAGATTCAAAGGTGGTAAATTTGATTTAGATTTATTACCAAGTGGACACCCATTAAAATCATGAACAAAAAACAAAAAAAATTATTAGAAGATTTAGGTATGATGAAATTAAACTCAAACATATCAATACAACAAGACGATAATATGTGTTTTACACTTTGTTTGGATATTGGTCCATTTACAAGAGAATTAGATGCTGTACACATGGCAAGTTATGTATATGCAACAAAAAGTATAGATTTTACAGATTTAATTAAACCACTAAATACTACTTTGCATTAATGAAGTATTTGACAGTTTTAATTATTTTGACTGGTTGTTCTGCTGATAATTTAAAATTTGACCCAGCAACAGCTATATTAAAGAAAACGATACAACATAGTTTACAAAAATGATTTATAGAGAATCACAAAGAAGAATCTTTAAAGATATAGGTCGTAGGGAGTGGATTAGACAAAATAACCTACGAAAACCTTATGAAAATGAGTTTAGGGTTGCTCTTAAAAGATATTATACTGATTTAGGTAATGATATTTATAAAGACTATATAATGGATTCACAACTTACAATAGATTATACTTTACAAAACTATTACGATAGATTACAGAATATATTTAGGTTTCAATACAAAAGAATAGCTAATATTTTTAGAAACTATTTTTTGGGTAGAGAAGTAAATGTTAAAGATATAAATACTGATTTTGAAGTAGAGTTAGATTTATTTATTGCAAATAATGTTGGAACTTTAGTTTCTGGTATAAATGAAACTACAAGAAAAAAAATTTTACAAGCCATAGCCAATGGTTATGACGAGGGTTTATCTGTACAAGAAACAAGCAACCTTTTAAGAAATACAATTGTTGCTTTTGGTTTATCAAGAGCATTAACTATTGCTCGTACAGAAGTACATAGAACTGCCTCATTTGCTAATGAGATGGTTGCTAATAATATGAATTTATCTGGAACGATAAAAGAATGGGTTTCAGTAAATGACGAAAGAACTAGATTAAATCATGTCTTTGCAGATGGACAGAGAGTTAATTTAGAAAGTGAATTTGAGGTAGGGGGAGATTTGTTAAGATACCCTGCAGACCCAATGGGGTCGCCACAAGAAACAATAAACTGTAGATGTGTTGTAGTTTATACAACACCAGACTTTATAGGAGTACAATAATGGAAATAATAATTGGAATAATAATCGGCATAGTTTTATGCAGATTAAACGATAAGTATAAATGGTTTAGTAATTGTTGCAAAAAGGTAATGAAAATAGTTAAGAGAAAATAATGCCATTAGTAAAACCAAAAGAAAAAGAAAAACGAGAAGATTTCATTAGTAGATGTATGGCAGACGATAAAACTACTTCTGAATTTGATACAACAGAACAAAGATTAGCTGTGTGTAATTCTCAATATGAAAATAATAAAAAGGAGAAATATTCTATGAACGATATAGAGAAAATGGGCGAAGCTATAAAATCTTTAACAGATGTTATCTCGTCAAAAGAAAAAACTTATGGTGGAGATGGAAGTAGTGCTAAACCTAAAAAACCAGAAGCAGAAGCATTTATAGATACTAATGCAGTAGATGATATGGATAAATTTGATAGACAAGCTCCAGCAGAAGCAAGAGCAAAAGAAATAGGTTGTCAAGGAACGCATACTATGAAAGATGAAGATGGTAAAACAATTTATATGCCATGTTCAACACATGATAAGTACGAAGAATTAGTTGATGAAAAATATCATAAAAAACCAAAAAAGAAAAATATTTGTGTTTGTCAAGATGATGGTATTTGTCAATGTGATACAGAATTAAAACATTTAGTTTTTGAATCAGAAATAAAATCAGATGTAAAAGGAATATTTACTGGCTATGGTTCTATTTTTGGTAATGAAGATCAAGGAAAAGATATTATGCAAAAAGGTGCGTTTACTAAATCTTTAGTAAGCAGACCAGCAAATAAAGTAAAAATGTTATTTCAACATAAAACAGATGAACCTATTGGTATCTTTACAGATATGTATGAAGATGAAAAAGGTTTATTTGTAAAAGGACAACTAGCTATGGGAACCCAAAAAGGTCGTGAAGCATACGAACTTTTAAAAATGGGTGCATTAGATGGTATGTCAATAGGATTTAGAGCAGACCCAGAAAAACAAGGATACAACGAAAACAAAAGAGGTGTAAGAACTCTTAAAGAAGTTGATCTTATGGAAATTTCTTTAGTCACTTTCCCAATGAACGAAAGTGCATTAATAGAAACTGTTAAAGGGAATGCTAAAAATATTCGAGAGTGGGAAAAAATCTTGCGAGAGGCAGGAGGTCTTTCTCGGACAGAGGCGAAGATAGGTGCGAAAGCTTTATCGGAATCTTTATCACAGCGAGATGCTGTTGATGACAATAAATCATTAGCGAGTTTAATTCTCAAAGTCGCTGATAAACTTAAACAATAAAACCAAAAGGAAACAATTATGGATAATAATGAAGTAAAATCTGCAGTTGAAACTTTAGGAAAAACTTTTGAGGCTTTTAAAGAAACTAACGATAAAAGAATCAAAGAGATTGAAAGCAAAGGTTCTGCTGATCCAATCGTAGAAGATAAACTTAAAAAAATCGAAGCTGATTTAGATAAGTTTTCTGATATGGAAGCATCACAGAAAAAAGCTAACGATCAAGCTAAAGCTCAACTAGATAGATTAGAAACTATTGTATCAAGACCAGACTTTGGTAAAGGTTCTCCAGTAGAATCTATGCAAGTTAAAGTTTTTGATAAATGGTTAAGAAAAGGAAAAGACTCTTTATCTCCAGACGAAGTTAAAGTATTAACTGTGTCTAACGATAATACTGCAGGTTATTTAGCTCCACCAGAATATGTGAGAGAAATAATCAAAGGTGTGACTGAGTTTTCTCCAATTAGATCAATCGCAAGAGTAAGATCAACAACTAATAGAAGTATTCAAGTTCCAAAAAGAACTGGTCAATTTGCGGCACAATGGGTAGCCGAAGAGGGTGCTAGAACTGAAACAACTGGATATGCTGTTGGTTTGGAAGAAATTCCAGCGCATGAGTTATATGCACTTGTTGATATTTCTGAACAAGAACTTGAAGATTCAGTTTTCAATCTTGAAGCAGAAATGAACTCTGAATTTGTAGATCAATTTGCAAAAGCAGAAGGTAATGCGTTTGTATCTGGCAACTCTGTAGGAAAACCACAAGGAATACTATCTAATGCAAGTGTTAATAATGTTGCAAAAGGTGGTGGTGCTTTAGATGGCGATTCTCTTATCAGTGCTGCACACAATGTTAAAACTGAATATTCTAAAAATGGAACATTCGTTATGAACAGATCAACAGTATCAGCGGTTAGAAAGCTTAAAGATGGTGGAGGACAATATATATTTCAGCCAGGAATTTATGGTATGGGTATAGGTTCTAATATTTTAGGACACTCTATTGTTGAAGCTACTGACATGCCTAATGTTGCAGGTGGTACAAAACCAGTTATGTTTGGAGACTTTAAAAGAGGTTATATGATTGTTGATAGAGTTAATCTATCAATTATGAGAGATCCTTTTACACAAGCATCTTCTGGTAATGTTAGATATATCGCAAGAAGAAGAGTTGGTGGACAAGTTGTTCTACCAGAAGCTCTTACAACAATAACAACTTAATAATACAGGAGATAAAATATCATGGCAATATATGATGGAAAATCAGGACTAGCATTTGACGAAAGTTTAAATGCTATTGCTAAAACTGCAGATACAGATTGTACTGGAGTTGATTCAAAAGGTTTCTCTAGTGTGACTCATGTTGTAAATGTTGGTGCGAATGGAATAACTTTTAGTACAACTAACAAAGTTGAGATTGAACTAGAAGAATCTGACGATAATGCGACATTTACAGATGTGACTGACAACGCTTCAGTTGTTGGTGGAACAGTAGGAACAAATGGACTATGGCAAACTATTGATGCTGATGGCGACTGTAATGCAGTCTATGCTATTGGTTATGTAGGTGGCAAAAGATACTCTAGAGTTGTTTTAAACTTTAGTGGTACTCATGGTACAGGAACTATCTTTGGTGTAGTTGGAGTTAAAGGAAGACCATTATCTGGTCCAACTAGCTCACAAGCTAACCAATAATAAAATTAATTCCCTGTTATATAACATTGGGAATTACTATTGTAGGGGGAGGAAAGCGAGAGTGGAACTTCCCCTACTCTTACAAAATTTTAAAAGGAGGAAACTATGAAAATAAAAATGAACGCAACAGTAGAAGCATCTGCAAATAGTGACGGTTCTGTATCTATGGTTTACAGAAGTGGAGAAGTTTATGATATGAGTGATAAAATGAATATTGCAACTATGCTTCTAAATGATGGTAAAGCAGAAAAATCTATTGGCGAAACAACAAAAAAAGTTGTGACTAAAATGGAAAAGAAAACAAAAGGAATTGTTAAAAAAATATTTGGCAAAAAAAAATAAGGAATAATCAATGAGTGGATTAAAAATAAAAACAGCTTGGACAACAAATGTTGTCAGTAGTGCTGATTTCAAAGCATTTGCAAGGATTGATAGTTCTGACACAACAGAAAACTCACTCATTGAATCTTTAATATTTGTAGCACAAGATTTAGCTGAACAATTTACTAATAGAGCAATTACATATCAAGTTTTACAATTATTTTTAGATAAATTACCTTTCTATGCTGATATACCTTTAAGAGAGGGTGTTTATACTGGTGTAGATTTAGAATATAATTCTAATTATATTGTATTACCTAAACCAAATTTAATAAGTGTAGAAAGTGTAAAATATTATTCTGATGATAATACTTCAACTACATTTGCTTCTAGTAATTATTATGTAGATACCACAAGTGAACAAGGTAGAGTTGTTTTGAGAAATGGAAAATCATGGCCTACTGTTTCAGAGTTAAGAGATGCTAACGCATATGAAATAGAATACAAAGCTGGTTATGGTACTAACAATGGAGATACAGCGGCAAGTGTTCCAAGAAATATAATTAATGCAATAAAAATGTTAGCTTTACATCTTTATGAAAATAGAGATTTAGTGACAAGCATGACAGTAAATAAAATTCCAAATACTGTTGGTGCATTATTAAGACAATACAAAGTACAAAGATTAAATAACATTTTGGGAGGATAAAATGCCAAGTGTTTCAAAAGTAGGTTCATTAAGAAATAAAATTACAATACAAAATACAGATATGACCACTGATAACATTGGTGGTTATTCAACTGGTAGATCAACTTATGTTAGTGCATTTGCTAAAATAACTCCAAAAGGAGGTTCACAAAAATTTGGTAATGTGACAGGAGAACAAGTAGAAAATCCTCACACATTTGAATTTTTAATTAGATACAATGGTACTAAAAGTGCAATAACAAAAAATATGAGAATATTATTTGGAACAAGAACATTTGATATTATTGAAATAAACAATGTTAATGAGTTAGATAACTATTTAACAATTAAAGCAATTGAAAATGTTGGAACATAATGCAAACAGAAATTAAAGTTAGAAATTTAAAAAGAGTAATTTCATCATTAAAAAAATTAAATGTCACTATATTGCCAGACTTACAGGCAGTTATAAAAGGTGGTGCACAACAAATTAGAACAGAAGCTGTAAACTTAATTCAAAAAGGTGCTAAATCTGGAAAAGTTTATAAAAGATATAATCCTTATAGAGAACATATATCTTCTGCACCTGGTCAAGCTCCAGCAAGTGATACAGGAAATTTAGTTAGAAACATAAAAGTTGTTCAAGTTAATCAAGATGTAATGCAAGTTGAGAGTGGTGCAACATATTCAAAAGATTTAGAATATGGAAATAGTAAAATGAGAGCAAGACCATTTATGTTTCCAGCTTATAAAATGAGCCAAGATAAAATTATGAAAGCTACTTTTTTAAGAGTAGTTAAAGTTATAGAGGGTATTAAATAATGAGTGATTTAAGTGTAGCTTTGCAAACAACTATTTATAATGCTTTAACAGGTAATAGTACCTTAACCACAAAATTAGGTGGTAATAAAATTTATGATTTTGTTCCAGAAAATACTGCATTTCCTTATGTAAAATTAGGTACTGGTAGTGCAGTTGATAATGGAACGAAAACTGAAAAGGGTAGCGATTATACCCTTGTCATTGACACTTTTTCAAGATATAGAGGAAGTAAAGAGACAAAAGAAATAATGTCATTAGTATATGATGTTTTACATGAATCTAGTTTATCAGTTTCAGGAGCAAGTTTCTTAAATTTAAGATTTGAGTTCTCTGATATTATAAAGGAAAATGATGGATTAACTACACATGGCTTTCAAAGATTTAGCGCAGTAGTTTTTAATTCATAAACAATTAAAAAAGTAAAAAAGGAGAAAATAAAATGGCGGCAAATAGAGGTTCAGCTTTCTTATTAAAAGAAAATAGTAGTGGAACACCAATAACTATTGGTGGTATGAGAAGTACATCTATGACAATCAATGGAGAAATGGTAGATGTCACAACAAAAGATTCAACAACATTTGATGGACAAGCAGGAAATGATCTTGGAAGAGCTTTATTACCTAATGGAGGTATTAGAAGTATGTCTTTATCAGCAAGTGGAGTATTTACTGACTCTAATGGAGAAAACAATGTTAGAGGTGCAGCATTTACTGGGGACTCATTAAACTATGATTTGGTTTTTGGAGATGGTTCAAATGTAAAAGGTGCATTTATCGTAACATCTTATGAAAGAGCAGGAGAATACAATGGAGAAGAAACTTTCTCTATCAGTCTTGAATCAAATGGAACAATGACTTATACTAACGCGTAATTAGTATAGGAGAATATATGGAATATACAAATGGGTTTAAAGTGATAGAAATAAAATTTCAAGGCAAGTCCTATAATGGTTTTTACAAGGTTGCTAGAAAGGGCGTAATAACTGTCGAAACAAGAAAAGATATTCCTATCAAACCCTATGATAAGGTCACAATTGGTGTAGAAGAATTAATTGTTCAAAAGGTTCAGTTTTATCAAAGCAGAGCAGAGATTACTTGTGAGAATCCAAAAACAAGTGATATAATTGCTTCAAATAAAACTTTAAAAAAACTTAAAAAAAGTGAACCGAAAGAAAAAACATTAACTGAACAATTGATAGAAAAGGACACCAATGGCAAATCAGTATAAAGGCGAAATTAAAGGTAAGTTGGGAGATAAAGAAAGAACTTTCCGACTTACCTTTGAATCAATAGTAAATATAGAAAACAAAACTGGCAAATCTATTATGGATGTTGCGGCAAGTGTTTCTACTAATACATTTTCATTTAAAGATATATTAGTAGTTTTACATGAAGGACTGCAAGGTGCAGGTACAAAATGTACGCAACCATCTGTTGGAGATATGATTATGCAAACTGGATTGGTAGATTCAGCAGTTATCGGAGCAAATGTTTTATCTACTCTTTTTACAGGTAGTGACAAACAGAATGAAGATTCCCCTTTAGTACAGGGGGAGAACGAGCAGAAAAATACCCAATCCAGCAATACCTAGAAATAGGTCTTGGTGTATTAAGATTCTCCCCAAAAGTATTTTGGGATTTATCAGTAATAGAATTTGTATCAGCTTTGAATGGTTATCATTTAAAGAATGGTAAAGGAAACAATAAAAATCCATTAGATAGAAAAGGAATGGAAGATTTAATGAGGCAATATCCAGATTAATTATGGCAACAAATTTAGCAACAATACTTGTAGAATTAAGAACTAACACCAAAGGTTTTACTACTCAAATTGATGGTAGTAAAAAAAAGTTAGATCAATTTAGTAAAAAAACAACTGCCATAAATAAAAAAACAGCTACTGGACAAAAAACTATACAAGAACAATTTAGAAGAACATCACAATCTATTGCGGCAATACAAGGACCACTAGGACCAATTGCTGGTAGAATTACATCTTTAGGTACTATTATAGGAAATGTTGGTTTAAAAACAGCAATACTTACTGTTGGTATTGCGGCATTAACATTTGCTCTAAAAGCTATGGTTGGTGTTGTTGGTAGAGCAGAACAACAATTTTTAAAATTAGAAGCTATTTTAAAAGCAACTGGTGGTGCGGCAGGTTTAAGTTTAGCTGAAATAGAAGATTTATCAAAAGAGATTGGTATTCAAACATTAGCAAGTACACAAAAAGTTAGAGATGCGGCAGGTATCTTACTTACTTTTAAATCTGTACAAGGAGATGTTTTTAAAGAAGCATTAAGATTAACACAAGATTTAGCAGAAGTTGGTTTTGGAGATTTAAAAACAGGTGCAACACAATTAGGTAAAGCATTAGAGGAGCCAATCGTTGGATTAGGTGCTTTAAGACGAGTAGGTGTATCATTTACAGAAGCACAAAAAGAACAAATAAAAGTTTTAGATTTAACTGGTCGTAGAGTAGAAGCACAAGAAATTATTTTAAAAGCATTAAATGAACAAGTAGGTGGTGCTGGTGTTAAAGCGGCAAAAGGTTTAGCTGGTGCAATAGATTCTGTTAAAGAAAAATTTACAATGTTTTTTGAACAGACTAAAGTTGGTAGGGCGGCAGTAGATTTATTAACAAGGTCTTTAAATTTTTTATCAGAAAAAATGGATTCTTTTGATAAAGATGCAAGTGCAATAAAAACTTTAAGTGGTATTTCTGCAGAAATTAAAAAACTTAATATTGAAATGGCTGGTCTTGATCCAGAAAATCATGACCCACTAGCAGAAACATTAACAAAAGATCAAGAAAGAATTGGAGAAATACAAGAATTACTTAAAGAATTAAGAATACAACAAGAACTCTTAAGAGATGCAGAAGAAAGAAATCTTCATAGAAAAAAAGCTAGTATAAATGATGAGAAAAAAGCATTAACTGATTTGGAAAAACTAGCAGAAGATAATGCTAAAAAAAGAGATTTAAGAGTTAGTAGAGAAATAGAAGATTTAGGTAAAACTCAAAAAGAATTAAGAGAAATAAATGAGATAAGAAAAATTGAAGATGCACTCTTGGCTAAAATGAACAGTATGTCTGATTTAGCTAGAGTAGAAGCTAGAAAAACAGCAGACGCACAAATAGAAGCTGTAAAAAAACAAAATGATTTATTATTTGAACAAATAGAATTACAAAATAAATTAGATAAAGCCGCAAGTGGTGTAGGTAGTGCATTTGCAAATGTAGGAGATAAGATTAATGATGCTATGGCTAGAGGTAAATTAGCTACTTTAGACTTTACAAATATTTTAAGAGAAATGATTATTGAAATTCAAAAAATGATTTTCAAAATTATGGTACTTGATGAAATACAAAGAAAAATAGAAGAAAGAATGCGAAAAGGTTCTTCTGGTAATGATTTTCTTTCTAATGTTTTAGGTTCTATTTTTGGTGGTAAAAAAGATGTAGGTCATGTTGTTCCTAATGCAAGTGGTGGTACAGTTCAACCTAATACTCCAACTCTTGTTGGGGAAAGAGGTCCAGAGTTATTTGTACCTAATGCAACAGGTAAAATTTTAAATAATTCAAATACTAAATCTGCTATGGGTGGAGGTGGTGGAGTAAATATAGTACAAAATTTAAACTTTGCTGTTGGTGTCACAAATACTGTTAGAGCAGAAGTAATGAATATGCTACCAGCAATACAACAATCAACATTATCAGCTGTTGCAAATGCAAAGCAAAGAGGTGGTAAATTTAGCAAAGCATTCGGAGCATAATCATGGCAGTATATACACCAAGTTATCCATTAACACTTCCAACAGTGACAGGAATTACAACACAAAATTGGGGTTTAAATAAAACTGTTGCTATTACTCAATCTCCATTTACTTCTCAACAACAAGTATATGAACATGAAGGACAACAATGGAGAGCAACATTTACTTTACCTGCGATGAAAAAAAATCATGCTTCTGTATGGTTAGCTTTTTTATTATCTTTAAGAGGAGTTAGGGGAACATTTAAAATAGGAGATCAAGATAGAAAAACTATACAAGGTGTTGCAACAGGAACTATATTAGTTAATGGTGCTAGTCAAACAGGAAACCAAGTAGCTTTAGATGGTTTCGCTAACAGTACAAATAATGTTTTTAAAGCTGGAGATTATATACAAATAGGTTCTTATTTATATATGGTTATAGAAGATGTTAATAGTAATGGTAGTGGCGAAGCAAATGTAAGAATAGAACCTTCTTTAAGATCAAGTATTGAAACAATAAATGATAACACAACAGTAATTTATACTAACACAACAACAATAATGAGATTAGATACAAATTTTACAAACTGGGATACAGATCAAGTAAGTAAATATGGAATATCTTTTTCATGTAGTGAGGCATTATAATGAATTTAGCTGAATTATTTAAAAAAAATATAATATTGATACCAGTAGTAGCTTCTATTCTAGTTGGAACATTTACATCTATTAGATATGTTTTAAATTTAACTTCAACTATTGATGATAGCAAACTAACAATTATTAAATTGGAAAGTGATTTAGATATTGCTAAAAAAGATATAACAGACTTAAACACAAGATTAACTTCTGCTGAATCTACATGGCAAATGGCAGAAAATTTATATAGACAATTAGCTGATGAAGTTAGAGAACACAGTTATGATATTAAGGATTTAAACAGATAAGGATTTATGAATAATGGAGAGTGCCAATATGAATTATTACTTTACAGGAATATTAATTATTTTGATGACTTTGTTAGCATTATTTGTAAAACCAGCAAATGCAAGAAATGAATATCTTAATGAGTATGGTGTAAGATGTGGAGAAGTTGATTTTAGAGTAGAACAAAGAAATAGAGATCAAGATTATAGAACATCAAATTCTAGTGATTATGATGATGACTCACAAAATTTTAGTATTACATTTAGAAAATATTTAGGAACTGATTGTAAAACATCTAAAGAAAATGTTGCTATTAAACAACAACTAGAATTAATGAAAATGTGTGGTAGAGTAAATAGCAATCCTAGTCTAGCATTAAATAAAAACTTTGCTTTACTTGTATCTAAATGTAGAGGTGTGACTCCAACAGGAGATAATACTAGACCAAGTGATTCAAAAAGTCATTGGGATAATTTAAAAGATGATTATAAAAAAGAAAATCCAGATATTAAATTAATGGGAGATAAATTATTATTACCACCACCAGACTATAAAATGCCAATACCAGAATGAGTAGAAATTTTATAAAAATAATAGTAAGATTACGAATGTGGTATGCAGACATTAGGGGTCATCATGGTAAAAGATGGGATTATGAACCATCTAAAAATTATATGGGTATGAATAAAAGGAAAAGAAAATGAAAGTAAGTGATAACACTAATATACAACTACCTCTGAGAAATTTAATTTCTATAATTGCAGGAGTTGCAGTTGCAGTCTGGGCATACTTTGGGATTATTGAAAGATTAAATACTATTGAAACTAATGGTAAGTTAATGATAGTAGATGTAGAAAAGAATACAGAATTTAGAATTAAGTGGCCACGAGGAGAAATGGGTTCACTTCCTGCAGATGCAGAACAATTTTTATTAATTGAAGATACAATAGTTGATATAGAAAAATTAGTCACTAGAGTTGATGATATGATGAACAACAAAGTAAATATAGAAAGACTAATTAAAGATGTTGATAAACTTACATCACAATTAGAAGTTTTAAAAGATAAGGTAAGAGCAAATGGCAAGGATTATTAAACAAGTTTTACAATATATTTCAGATCAAAAAAAAAAAGAAAAACAAATGTATTGTGTTAAAAATCTTAAACAAGAAGTTAATATAGGTGCTAATGGTACTCAAAAATATGTTATTAAAAAAGGTATCAACAAAGGTAAGATTTTATGATAGAAGTAGTAGTAGCATTAATTTTAACATTAAATGGTTCAGTTATAGAACATGTTTATAAAGATAAAATGTCTGACTGTTTAAAATCAAAAAGAATTGCAGAAAGAGCAGTAAATCCAGAAAGAGTTGTTTTTAGTTGTAAAAAGGTAAAAGCTAAAACAGAAATATATATGGGCGAAAAAAAAATACTTAAACTATTGGATAAATAATGGCTAGAAATATTACTAATGCTTTTAAAACTGCTATTGGAAGTCAAGTAGTAAAACCAATTATTGCTATTGAATTAGATTTTAGTGATGGAATATTAAGATTTTGGAATGGTTATGGTAATTTAACTATGACAGCAGGTGGTTCATCTAAAACATTTACTGGTACAGGAGATCTCTTGGGAATAACACCAATATCAGAAAGTACAACTTTACAAATGAGTGGTGTCACTATATCAGTTTCTGGTATTAAAGGTAGTTTAATATCTACTGCTTTATCTGCTCAATACACAAATAGAAATGGAAGTATTTATTTAGGTTTATTTGATACATCGCAAAATGTTGTATCTGATGTTTATACTATCTTTCAAGGAAAGATGGATGTATTAAATATATCTGAACAAGGTACTACATCTACAATAACTTTAAACATAGAAAGTAGATTAATTTCTTTTGATTTACCAATTGATAGAAAATATACTTTAGAAGATCAACAAGTAGATTTTCCTAGTGATGTTGGTTTTGAATTTATACCAGATTTACAAGATAAAGAAATTACTTGGGGTAAAGAAACCAGTTAATGCGTGTTAATAATTGGGAATCTAAATTAGAGAAAGTTATACAAGAAACTATAAATTCAGATAAATGGGTTTTAGGTAAAAATGATTGTGTGACTTTTCCTACTAAATGTATTGAAGCTATCACAAACATCAAAGTTTTTGATACTAAATATAAAACTTTTAAAGAAGCTAAAAAAATTTTAAAAAATTTACGATCTAAAGATATATTATGTTTGGCTTTAAAAAGTGCTAAAGAACATAATTTTAAACAAATTGATATTAGTAAAGCACAAAGAGGAGATATTTTATATCATAAAAGTAATAAAGCAGATTTTAATGGAACTTTAGGAGTTTGTATTGGAGAAACAGTAATGTTTAATTGGGATAATATTAGTTTAATAAAAAAAGAGGATTGCATAATTGCTTGGAGAATAGAATGAAAATTTATAATAAAATTGTATATGATATAAATGATAATATTATTTATGAAGATTCATATAATTATGTAGGACCTATTGTAAAAACAAAAAAAGCAGTAGAGACAGCAACAGACCTTTTAAGTAGTGATATTGGTCAATTAGTTATTACTGCGGCTGTTGCTTATTTTGCAGGACCACTTGCGGCAGAGGGTTCTTTTTTAGCTAATAAATTTGGAGTCACTGCGGCAAGAATAATCGTAGGTGTTGGTTCATCTTTAGTTATGGGTGCAGTAGGAAAAGCATTAGCACCTAAAATTGATCCACCATCATTTGGTACAGGTCTTGAAGCTGGTGTCACAATGACAACTAAATCTCCAACTGCTCCACACAGAATTATTTATGGACAAACAAGAGTTGGTGGTACTATTGTTTATGCAGAAACAACATCAAGTACAAATGAATTTTTACACATGGTTGTTGTTGTATCTGGACATGAAGTAGATGATATACCAACTATTTTTTTAGGAGAAGATTCAGTAAGTTTAGAAACCACAAGTAATGATAGTAATGGTATTCCTATTTGGACACCTACTTCTGGAGATAGGTATGAGGGAAAATTACGAGTTAAAAAACATTTTGGAAATGATGATCAGGTAGCAGATGCAAATTTAGTATCTGATGTATCACAATGGACTACTGCACATAGAATACAGGGGAAAGCTTATGTATATTTAAGATTACAATTTGATTCTGATGTTTACCCTAATGGTGTTCCAATGTTTTCTTGTATAACAAAAGGAAAAAAAGTATATGACCCAAGAGCTACTAGCTTTACTGCTAATTCTACTAATGTATCTACAGCTAATAATACAATTACCTTATCTTCACATGGGCTTTCTACTTTTGACAGGGCTTATTACGATGTTAATGGGAATACTGCTATTGGTGGTCTAACAAATACTACTACTTATTATGTAATAAAAGTAGATAATAATACCATAAAACTAGCAACTAATTATTCCAACTGTGTTTCTGGTTCTGCAATAAATTTAACTTCTGTCACAGGAAGTACAACACAAAAATTTAATTTTACAACTTTTTCAGATAATCCAAGTTTAATAATTAGAGATTATTTAACAGAAACAAAATTTGGTTTAAAAACAACAATAGAAGAAATTAATGATACAAATTTTATATCAACTGCAAATACTTGTGATGAAACAGTTAATGTCACTAATCCTACAGGGACAGAAAAAAGATTTACTTGTAATGGAACATTTACTTTACAATCAACACCTAAAACAATTATAGAAAATTTACTAACTTCTTTAGGTGGATTTTTAGTTTATTCAAATGGACAATTTAAACTTGTTCCAGCAGTTTATTCATCTCCAACTGTCACTTTAAATGAAAGTAATTTAAGAAGTGGAATAGAGGTAAACACAAGAATAAGTAAAAAAGAGTTATTTAATGCTGTTAAGGGTATTTATTCTGAACCAGCTAATGATTATCAACCTCAAAATTATCCATTTTTAACAAACTCTACATTTGAGTCAGAAGATAATAGTGAAAGAATTTATGCAACATTTGATTATCCTTACACAAACTCAAGTAGAATGTGTCAAAGATTATCTAAAATACAATTATTAAAAGCAAGACAGCAAATTTCTTTTTCTGCTACATTTGATTTAACAGCTTTTCAATTAAATGTTGGAGATACTGTAAATATAACAAATGAAAGAATGGGATGGACAAATAAAACTTTTCAATTGGTAGATTGGAGTTTTGGCATTGGTAATAATACATCTTTAGTTATAAATACAGAATTTAGAGAAATAGCTAGTGCAGTATATAATTTTTCAACAAGTGATTATTCTACAATATCAAGTGGTAAAGCTACAAATTTAGCTAAATCTACATCTGTATCTCCACCTCAAGCAATTACATTAACAGATGAACTTGTGTCTTATAATGATGGTACTGTAATCGTAAAACTTGTTATAAATTTAACTGCAGCAACAGATAATTTTACAGAATTATATGAGATAGAAATAAAACAATTAACAGATGCTAATGGTAATGCTGTAAGCGATACTTTTAAACAAATAGGTAGAGGTGCTAGAACAAAATTTGAGTTCTTAAATGTAATTGATAAAGCTAGTTATGAAGTAAGAGCAAGAGGTGTAAACATCTATGGAGTTAATTCATCAACAATATCTTCTAGTCATACTGTTGTTGGTTTATCTGACCCACCACCAGATGTAGAAAACTTTGCTTGTAATATTGTTGGTCTAGATGCTTTTTTAAGTTGGACTGCTGTTGATGTACTAGATTTAAGTTATTATGAATTAAGATACCAAAATGCAACTGCCAATGCGGCATGGTCTAATTCTATACCTATTGTTAAAAAGGTATCAAGACCAGCAACATCAGTAGTTGTACCTGCTAAAACAGGAGCTTATTTAATCAAAGCTAGAGATAAATTGGGTTTACCAAGTGTTAATGCAACTGTTGTTTATGTTGCTGTTGATACAATTGGTAATTTTAATTTTGTGACATCATCAACACAAAATCCTAATTTTACTGGTGTTAAAGATAATGTTTTAGTTTCAAAAAATTATAGTGTTGTAAATGCTTTAAGTCTAGCTGATACACAATTATTTGATTCTGGTACTGGTAATTTTGATGATTATACAACTAGAAATTTTGATTCTGGAACAACAAGTGGAAATCTAGCAAAAGAAGGATTTTATAATTTTGACAATACAATTGATGTTGGTTCAAGAGTTAAAACTACTATAAGTGCTGGAATAACACAATCTAGTATCAATATTGATGATTTATTTGATACAGTATCAGGAAATTTTGATTCTAGAGCAGGGTTATTTGATGGAGATGCAGAGGTTAATTGTTCAGCAGAACTACAAATTTCAATATCTCCAAATGGTGTCACTTTTACACCTTTCCAAGATTTTGTTGTAGGAGATTATTTAGCTAGATATTATAAATTTAGATTAAAATTAACATCTATTGATGGCAGTGCAACACCTGTTGTGACAGCATTATCAGTCACTTTAGATATGGAAGATAGAATTGAATCTGGTAATAACATAGTTTCTGGTACAGGAACTAAATCAGTCACTTATGCACAAGCATATTTAACTGTTCCATCACTTGGATTTGCAGTGCAAAATATGTCGTCTGGAGATACTTATACTATCACAAATAAGACAAATACAGGTTTTGATGTAGCTTTTATCAATTCTGGGGGTTCTGGGGTATCAAGAACCTTTGATTTTATTGCAAAAGGTTATTGATTTATGGATAAATAATGATAGTAATTTTTTAAAAATCAACTTATAATAGTGTTGATTTGAAAATTTACATCTGATAAGAACAAAAAAAAGGTATATTTAAACAATGGCAACTCACGATTATATAATAGATAACCAGTCTTTTCCATCTTTTAGATCGGATTTAAACTCTGTGTTATCTGCAATAGTATCTAATAACTCAAATGGTTCTTCGCCAAGTACAACTTATGCTTATCAAATGTGGTTTGATACTGCTAATAATTTTTGGTATATGCGTAATGCGGCAAACAATGCATGGATTCAATTAGCTACTTTTAATCAAGCTAATAATACAGTTAATTTTATAGATTCAACAGGTACAATTGCAGGGATAGCAACTTCTGCAACCAATACTGTAATGACTTTAGCAAATGGTTCAGTAGCCATAGCACCAGCAGGTCATGTTTCAGTAGGTGGTGGTTCTACACAATCTGGAGAAATAAGATTTTTAGAAGATACAGATAATGGTTCTAATTATATATCACTTAAAGCACCAACGACTTTAGGTGGTAACACAACATTTACTTTACCAACTGCAGATGGTTCAGCAGATCAAGTAATAAAAACCGATGGTAGTGGAAATTTAAGTTTTATTTCTACATCAGCAGGTGTAACTGCAGGTTTTGCAATAGCAATGTCAATAGCTTTATAAGGAGAATAAATGGCACAAGATTTTAAAAGATATGCAAGTAATAATGTAGGAACATCAGTAGTGACTGTTCATACTTCTAACTCAAATGATACAATTATAGGTATCTCGTTAGCAAATGTTTCAACATCAGCAATTACAGTTGATTGTTATATTACAGTAGGTTCAGAT